GATTTCAGAATTTTCAAATGGGTGGATATTTGATAACTATGATATGTTTGGAAAGTTACCAGATGACCAATATTTAAAAAAGCAAGACGAGTGGCTTACTGAAGATGAAATAAGGGACAAGGAACGTGGTATCAAACAGTCAAGGAAGGTAGGCACCTTCACAGAGGAACTGGCACAGGCTGAGGCTAAGATTGATCCTATTGCATTTGCAAAGGCGGCACAGAAGAGGGTTGAAGAAGGGAAGAAGGTTGGTGCTAGGAGGAAGACAATGGCTGACCGTTTAACCCTTAGTAGGGAGTATTTGGAAAGGAGAAATAAATTCTCTAGGAAATTAAAAAACGATGAAATTTATCAAGGTACAATCATTCGTGATAAAGTTCTTCTTGATATATCAAATATTAAAGGTCTATCTAATGCTGATATAAAGAAAATAAGTTCAGGTAATGGGCCTTTTATATTTATGTGGGATCGTATGCGAGGTGATGGATTCTATAAAACCCCAAGTGGAGTAAGAATCCCCATGCAAGGAGGTATGTCAAATTCCTACCTTACATATAATATGGAAGCAGGGATTATAGGTTCAAGTACAAGTGCAGGAACAATCTCTGATATAGTTACGGCAAGAGTTAAGGATTCTAATGGCTATGGAGTTGTAGGTTTAATGAGTCCTTCAGGACACGGATCAAATCCCACCTTCTTCTTGATTTACACACAGGTAATACGTGATGTTTTAGGTATGGAAGGTGCTAAAAGAACAGCCCTTGAAAATAAATTTGCTGAATTGATAGAGACAGGGTCAAAGTCATTTAGAAAACCTTTTCTAACTGCTGGAACAACAGAGGGTACTAGAGGTGACCAGAGAAGTAATGAAGTTTTGAAAAAAATCCTTGATGCTAAAACACCAAAACAAAAATATAAAATATTTGAAGAAGAAGGTAAAAAACTTACATTTGATGCGAGGAAGTCTATATTTACAGCCCTTGGAGGTGTAGGTGTATCACAACAACTTGGTATTCCATCGTTTACTAAAATGTTAGCCGATACCATTGACCCTGAGTTCGGGCCTAAAAAAGGGCAGACATGGGCATCATTTGACACGGCAGGAACATATACTGGTGATCTAGTACAGGTTATGAAGTTTGATAAAAATAAACCGTTATCAACGGCACAAGCAGAAGGTTTAGCAAAAAAACATGCCCATTTGTCTTACGATATTTCTTTTATGGGTAAGGTTGTTGGTAGATTTAAAAAAGGAGAAAAAGGCTGGATACCATTACTTGATGCCACTAACCCATATTATGAGGGAGACCCCTCACTTGGTATTGAGCCTTATCGAAGTGCAGAAGGAAATTTAATTCCAGTATCGGGAAGGCAGGGCACATCTATGATGAAGATGCCTGTATTTCTCAAAGACACCCCCCAATCTTTAAGGGAAAAATATCTTAAAAAATATTCAGGGCCAATCAAAGTAACAGAAACGAAAGGTAAAACTCTAACTTACCTTTCTAAACCTCAGAAAATTGACAGTAACGCCAAGAAGCTGTCAAGGAAGATGGTTAAAAAGTCTGCGGATTTCTCCCACTCAAGGATGGGAGACCCTGCAATCTTTGAGTGGCAGGATAAGCTGGCACACAAACTGACCAGAAGACTTGTTGCTCAGGGTACGCTGAATGATGTAGAAATGTATAAGGAATTAAGGAGACGGAACAAGGGTACAATACTCCTAGCTGAACAGGCAGGGGAGAGGTTGTTTAAAGTTCTTTCTAAATCAGATGACCAGAAGGCTCTCTATGAGTACTTTACTACGTTCAATGCAGACCCCACAAAGATCAAGAACGAAACTGAGAGGAAGGAGGCTGTCGCAGCCAAGAAAAAAATTAATGACATAGGTAAGGCATTAGTCAAGAGGGGGTTAATGACTCAGGAATCACTTGAAAAGTTTGGAGACCAGTACCTCCCAAGGAAGTACATGAAGTACCTACTGTCAGAGTCTGACTACGCAAAGATCAGTACTGGTGGGGCTGATGTGAAACTAGACCTTAGTTACCTAAAGAAGCGACTGGACATTCCACAGGGGATTAGGGAACTGATCTTAGGAGAAGTAAAAGACCCTGCATTCCTTTCCTCAATAGCAATTACCGCTCCACTCAGGGATATGGCTATGCTTGACTGGCTGGAGCAGATAGCTATAGTTGGAACTAAGGAGGGTAGAGACTGGGTCTTACCAGAGACTCTTGTACAGTTTAATACATTGGGGTACATGAAAAAGTTGGCTGGTCGTGATACGGAACTGGTAAAACAACTTCAACTGTATGACACGGAGGGTGTCAATGTTAGTGGTCATTGGTTACTCAATGAGGCAGATAGACTACAGGACTTGATTGACAATCGGCTGGTACTGACACCAGATAAGGAAGCCCTAGTCAAGGGATTAATTAAGAAGATGAAAGAGACAGGACAGAAGATAGCTGGGGTTGTCCTGCCTAAGAACTATGTGAAGGTACCAAAGGGCAGGAAGTATGGGATGCTGTCAGGGATGGCAGTCCGAAAAGAAATATTCCAAGACATATGGGGTTCACCGTCTCAGGGGTCTTTCGATGTAGATGATACTGGACATATTTCCCAAAGCTGGGCAGAGAAAGTTCTTGGTACAGGGGGAGCATTTGAACGGTATAACAGGCTGTGGAAGTGGTCTAAGGTATCTGCTAACCCGCCTTCATGGGTGAGAAACTTTGTTTCTAACATGATCTTCATGACCCTTGGCCCCATACCTATACATAAATTACCGTTCTTATTTAAAGATGCTATTAGAGACCAGTTAAAGGCACGGTACAGACAGAGTAAGGGGTTACCACCTGACCCTAAGTCCATGACAGTCCTTGCTGATAAGATGGGGCTGACCTCTGGAGGATTCAGTCAGGTTGAACTTAAAATGATAAGGAATAGTTTTGCAGAATCACAGGTTAAGGGTGATGGGGTCTTAGGTATCTTAAATGTCAGGAATGCCTTTATAGGATTTGAGAAGTATGTTCAACGACCAACGTCTGACCTGTATGGTGGAATTGATACACTTGGTAAGGTGATGATGCTCACCCATCTTAAGAGGAAGGGATTCTCAGATGATAGAGCCGCTATGGAGGCAGAGAAGTGGCTGTTTGACTACAGTAACCCCCTGCCGTCTGTTAAGTACCTGAGAAAGAGTGCGTTTGGTGCACCATTCCTTTCCTATCCTAGCTTCGTTGCTCCGTTGATGATTGAAACAATAATTAAGAGACCGTGGAAGTTAGCACCTTACTTTATATTTGGTGAATTAATGACTGCCCTGTTTAAGGAACAGCAGGATATTGATGATGAGGAGTGGCAAGCAACCCTTGAGACATTGCCAACATACTTAAAGAACAAGGCAGTAGGAGGGGCAATAACTGACAAGCTGTTTCCAAAGAGTGTCATCCCATTAGTGTGGCCCACTTCATGGGGTGGCTCCTTAGATAAACAGGGTAGGGCACAGCCTATAGATATAGGTTACCTCCAGCCGTGGGGTATGTTTGCTGAGGTTATGAGAGAGCTTGATCCTACTAAAAAGGGAGGCTGGTCTCCGGCTGATGCAACCCACTCCATAGGTCTGTTAGGGGCACCAATACTTAATATTGCAACTACAATGCTGACTAACAGAGACCCATTCTCTGACAGGGAAATATTCGATGAATTTGCTACCCAAGGAGAAAAAGCGGCGGCATGGTTCCATTACATGTTTAACTTAACAATGCCCCCAATGATGCATGGATGGACGGCTGGGCCGGGACAGGGATTTGGTGCAATTAGGAGACTGATTGATGCATTCGATGATACCGTTGTCACAAGAGATGGAGAACCAAAATTTACTATGGGACAAGCTGTAGCTAGAATGTTTGGTATGAACGTAACGCCCATCGCCCCACATGAAGCAAGGCAGAAGATCGCATATTTTGAATATCAAAAGATTCAACGTCTAACGAGGAAGATTGCCCACGACTACAGGCTTGGGGTTCAAACAGGGCTTTCAAAGAAGGAACTGAAGGAGGTTGTTAAAAAGAATGTTGACAAGGTGAATGCTCTTGTAAAAGACCTGAAGGAGATGTTGGCAAAGCCACTTCCTGAGTCACTTAAGAGGTCAAAAATGCAAAAATTAAAGGCAAGAGAAAAATTCTTAAAGCGGTTAAAGAAGTTAAAGGCTGGCTAATTCCACCATTTTGGTTTATAGTCTCGCTCGTAGTCTAATGTCTCTACGGCAGACCTGAATTTAATCTTTTCCTCCAACGGTATAATATCCCACACCTTTTCTTCAGGCAGTTGTTTTACCTTACCGCCCCTCTTAATAAATTCTTCCATTGTTTCTAGTTTTTGTTTCATAATACCTCACAAAATCCTGCTGAACAGGCTAGTTCCTGACTGGCTACGGTGTAGTCTTCCTGCTCGTACTGTGTTAAATCCTCCCAATGTGCCTCGCAGATCATATTACTTAATTCGTTAAATGTTTTCTTATCACAGTCTTCGTAGGGAGCCTGTTTATATGAGTGATCAGTGTGTGGTAGGAATGACACCCCTGACATGGATTTAAAGTTATTAAAGACCCATGCTCCTACTTCTAACCACTCATCCTCCTTAACCGTGATAGTGATTGATGGTTTGTGCTGACACCAGTGCTCTTGGTACAAGCTCCACACCTCTAACTGTTTAATGGCAGACCGTTTATCCCTTGTGATACTCCCCTTTGGACTCTTAACAGGGAATGAGAATACAACTGTTTCGTTTGGTTTAGTATTGTCTGGTTCCCATACCCATTCTAAATCCTGCATGAAGGCAGTCATAGGGTCTTTAGCATCCATACGAACTCGCCTTATGTAGTATGGTGAGTGCCGTGAGTGTATACCACTTGCGCTGTCTACCAGTTGTGACACTGTTCCAGATGGTTTTACACAGGTAATGGATGCACTTGGATTAATGCCTATTTCTTGTGCAAGTGCCTCATTTGTATGCACAGCCATTTCCCTAAGACTCTCTAGGGATTTAGGATTAGGGCTTGCTGTCAGCGGATTATCCATGATACCTGTTAAACTTACGCCCAAAAGTCGCTCTTCCTCACAGTTTTTACGCCACTCTCTTGATAGATACTTAAAATTAGTCAGTGTTGACTGAATTGTGCCCAACATTGTGGCTAATTTTACCTTCTTAGCAATGTCTGTTAATGTATCGCCAGATCGGACAACTACCTCAGAAAGGTTACAGAACTCCCGTGAGCGTAATATTATTTCAGAGCAAGGGTTGGTACCGAAAGAATGTAATTCTTGATCTACGAACCTGTTGGAGTTTTTTTTGGCTTGTAGAGCAGAAACCTTGGAAGAAAATATGCCACGCTCCCCACTCTTACTATCGTATAAGGCAGTCCACTCACGGAGGAATGTACCTGTCGATGGTTCTTCATGGTAATTAGCTGAATTATTCGCCAATGCCCTCTGGGGATTCTCATGGAACCAAGCTCCTGACTTAGCATGGCGCATATCATCATCGTCAATGTCACTAAGACTTAACAGGGCTGAACGCCTGACACCGCCTACTACCACTACCTCTGCTACCTTACAGACTATATCGTGACACTCTATAGGTTTTAATTTTCGGCCCTTCGCCTCCTGTGCAGTCTTAATGGTAAACCTGAATAAACTCTCCAACGGTTCAGGGCCACTAGCTCTTCCCCCAAAAGTCTTGAGTATTGACCCAGCCTCCCTGACATGGGATAAGTCCCACTTAGGGATGTGCCCTGAATAAATAAGTGCTACTAACTCCTTGAATGCCCTTGCCCATCCTAATTTTGAATCTGCAACAATTATAGTCGTGTCCGTTTCATGTAACTCTGGTGGTATGGCAGGAAGTTTCTCTGTATAACGTCTTTCAACTGAAAACCCAATTCCAGTTCCATTCATAAGGACATACAGTACCTCATCAAAGGAACGGATGCTGTCAATATGTACATAAGCACAGTTGTACCCCGCTATATTTTCTTTCTTCAGGGCTGGCCCTGCCGTCATGAGACAGCGCATGGATGGCATAATGTCAAGATTAAGGACAGCCTCCCTTAATTCAGTTATGTCTTGATCCTTTAACTTGTAGTTGTAGTTTTCCTTAAGATGCTCCTTAAAAAATCGGAAGTATCTATCCACAGTCTCTTCCCATGTCTCTCGCCTCTTCTCGTCATAGTTCCATCTTGAGTAACGTGACAGGTGGATAAATTGTTGGTATTGTGTTGGAAGTGTTGTCATTTATTATTCTCTGTTAGTACTATTTTTGAATTTTTCGTTATCTTACCGTCTGTTGTTTCCACAAATAATTTACCAGACTGTTCAAGAGAAGACAGGACATAGTCATACTCACTATGACCGCCATCCAGTAGTCTGGAAGCTATTATCCTTTGTCTTGTAACTGCCCCTCCTCTGCCAGCCAGATACTCAATGACCTTCCTCTGCTTGTTCTGGTGCGTACTCTCTCCTAGCTCCCTGTCAAACAAGTATCTGGTACATTTTTCGGCATAAAGGGATAGTGAAATCCCTCCCATAACTGCTGGTTCACTTATGGTCTGACTATCGCTGTCTAATAAATATTGGAAAAGTATCGCTGATTTCAGTACACTAGGCGACCATCTCTTAAGGAATGGGTCTAGTATTGACTTTGTACCGTCATTAGACTCCTGAAAACGAGAGAACATATCGTTGTGGTAGTCCTCAAATATCTTCTGAGCTTCTGGCGATATACTATACTCCATTGGTACGGAAATATTGTCGAGCTGATTGTATATTTCAGACAATAATCTGTAAGAATGTAGCTCCTGTATCTTTATCTTCTTGTGTGGAAGTGCATACGGAACCTTATCCGTTGCTGGCGGTTTAAAAAGCAAGAATCGTGCCAAAAATCCTGAACCTGCATCATCCTTACCTAGCAGACCCTGAAGAAATTCAATGGTTGACACTCCAGAGATGCCTACAAAGGGGTACTGGAGTATCTTACTTCCTCTGGTTCTGGTTGCATCCTCAAAGTATGTAGGGACATCATATAATTCTGTAAGATGCTGACGGAATCCACGGTTATGATTTGATTCCAGCATCGCCAACCATGCGCCAAACTCTGACAGGAGCCACACTCCACCACCTGTCTCATCCATACGGTCAATACACGCCTCCCATGATGCTTTATTAGGTAACACACACCTCATTGACTTGTAACGATCAAGCTCATTCTGAGACTCTAATAACTCTTCATCATCATCACCTGCGCCATGCTCACGGAGAGAATGCATTCTACTCTCTATATCTCTGATCTCATAGATGATCTTTTCCTCACGATCCTTAAGTCTGGCAGAACCAGCATTCAAGGCTGTAGTCTTAAATGAACCACTCTCTGATATGGACAGGAACCACAGGTTACCGTACAGGGAAATGAAGTAGTTGGGTGGCTTAATGGTTAGCTTTACCCCTGCGTGTGCCCCTAAGCAGGATAAGGATGTACCGTATATAATGGCAGAACTCGCCTCAGTTAGTTCACAGGCTTCACGTACATGGTCACGCAGTATAGGTGGCATATGAGTGTCGTCAAACTCATCTGGTTCCTTCTTGTCTAATAAGGAAGAACATATCTTCTTCATCTGCTCAGGTTTTGGGACTACAACATGAGTCCTCTGGTGATGCCTGAGTTCAACTGAACGCTTGACAAATAACTCACTTACCTTCACACCTAGACTCTCGCAGATAACACGTATGTCACAGCCCGAATGACAACGCATGAGAATCTTGTCTGCTTCTAGGGTAACACTCAAGGAGGGCTTCCGATCTTCATGCGTAGGGCAAATCGCATTGGCAGTAGTGCCTGACCATGAAACCCCCTTGAGTTGAGAAATTATCTTGTCGTGTACCTCCTTGATGTCATTTACTGTCTCTGACCGTTCTGACTCAGTCAGGAACTCATCGACATTCAGGTTGTCAAAGTCCCATGACTTGCTGAGGTCTAAGTTGGCAACCTCAAGAACAAATGGGGTCTTGTTTGCTTCAATTAAACTCAGGAGTGATTCCTTCTGTTTTTCTTTAGGGATATGAGATAGATAGTCAGTAACATCACCCCCCTTACTTAGGTTGGGTATGTTTACTATCCAGACCTTAGAAATAAACTCTCTGAGGTGTTCGCCTGTCTCCTGAGCAAACTTCTTTCCAGATTCATCATTATCAGGAATGATAAAGACTTGGTCGAACCCATTAAAATATTTTTCTGGAAAGTCTGGCTGTTTCTTTAAGAGAGGAGACCATGCGTTGCTACCCCCTGCTATGGTTGTAGCTACAAGGTCTATGTCATGGAGGTTGTCTGCATCCTTCTCACCTTCTACAAATATGATTGCACGGTGATCCTTTATGTCAGGCCATCTGTAAGGAACCTGCTTTATGCCATCCCAATTCCAAACTTCCTTGCCTGTTACATCTGTCCTTAGTCTCCGAAATTCCTTGTTAGGAAATTTTACTACTGTATATAACAGCCGTCCATTTCCATCATTGTACTGATACTTTATCTGTTCCATTAATTGCCCCACATTTTATTATTATGTACCCCTTTTTTCGATGGTCTTTTTTACATCTGATTATACTAATTTTATCTACCTGTGAGTCATCTTTGAACCACGGTAGTGCATCTTCTATTATTTTGATTAAATTGGAAATGTCTCGTCTCCGGTTATCCGGTGGATGTACCTCTATATCCAGCCAGACTCTTTCTGTTTCATATACCATCTTAGTACCTGCAAAAATGATACCACAGGCTTTCTTAAATGCCCTACCTTTAGGAGAAATATATAACCCCTTACCCCTGACCTTGTATAAGGCATTGACCGACACAGGCCAAGGCAGGATTGCCTCATAAAATGGCATCTCTATCCTAAAATCCATGAGGCTGGCCCCAATGGTATAGTGTTACCGCAGTCCAGATAATTATGATTAAATTTTTCCAAATCCATGCTTCTATCATGTCTATTTGGATAATCTTTTTTTAAGATTATAATATATATGACCCCCCCACTCTTTCTCCAATTTTTTCCACGTTTTATCATCTATTGATTTATGAAACTCATTGTCAAATCTATCCTGTAACATTGGGAGGTAATTTAGAATAAATTTATCTAGCCCTTTAGATAGTGGATGAGTTTTAGGATATTGTTTTTTAGTTCTATTATAGATTTTGATAATCAGACTATATATTAAAGCTAAATCGTCAGCCGTTTCAAAATGCTCCATCAATGTAAATTTTTTCTCATACATAATTAGTACTAAATTAGTGCTATATTATTAGTGGGTGGGACGGTCAGGTAACAGGAGAGAAACCTGACCGCCTTGAGTAGAGGACAGAGCGTATCTTTTCAACGGTTGACCTCTACCTATTAGAACGGTATGTCAGCCCCCGATGCGCCTTCCTTTGCAGGAGGGGGAGTCAGAACATTTGGAGATGCATCAGCAGAGAATGCTGAGACCTCACGCAGTTCATTATAACCATTCTTGTTGGGGCCGTAGTCAACCTTAATAAACATACCCTCTAACTCACTAAGGTTAGTGAGGGTCTTAAGGCCAACAGCATTGGCAAGTCTAGCAACCTTACGCTTAGAGATGCCGTCCTTTACCTTGCCAGCATCATCGTGCTGGTTGTTCATATAGATGGCCTCAAAGAGCCATTGACCCTCATACTCAGGGTTGCCTGAAACCTCAATGGGTAACAGTATCTTACTGTGGCCCTTGGAGTCCTGACGAACATCTGGCAGGGGTGCCTTGATCTGGCACACATACTCTCCAGCGGGAACTTCTACACGCTCTCGCTTGATTTCTGTTTCAAGTGTTTCTTGTACATCCTCAATTGAGAATGCTGTATTGAGTTCAGAGTTTTCCATATATATCCTTATTTCTGAGTTTTCTGAGTTGAGGAGCCATCCCAAAAGCTATTAATTAACCCTTGGTACTCATTCCAGTCTGCTGGAATTTCGGCTGGTAAATCGAATCGGTTCTTGGCATCAACGCCCATAGAACCACTTGTGTACAGGAAGCGTTTGCCTGACTGGATTGCCCTGCTATCTTTCCTGTTAAATCCGCTGTCGATCTTCTTGACAATGGTCTCAAAAGCCACGAACAGAATTACATCTGCCCACTCCATCACATCTCCACACAGAGAACGGTGGAGCTTAAGCACGAAAGAGTCATACGGCTCCATCGTAGGCTTGTTAATTGTCCTGACCTGCGTATGGCAGACTAGGATAGGTTGAATATCCTGAGTATCTCGTAAGTAGTTGAGACCACTCAGTAATTTAGCCATTTCGCCACGTGAGTATGCGAATCCTTTACCGTAACCCATGTCTTCAATATGCGTTAGTTTGTGGAGCGCACACGTTTTAGCTTGCGCTAGAATTTCCACTTTGTCAACAGAATCTACGATGATTCGCTTGATGCCAGACTTCTCAGTGGCTATCTCACGGAGGGTTGCCATTAGTTGATCCCACTTCTCTGCATTCTCCTTGACATCGCCAGTCGGAATACAGTCGTGGATAAGATTAATACCAGTCTTGTGAAAGACATTCTCTCCACCATCATCTGCATTGATGACAAAGGCTGGCTCCTTCTTCGTATGGGATGAACACGCAAAGGTTGTCTTACCTGCCCCTGCTTCCCCCTCGACTACTAATTTTTCTGGCTTTCTCACGACTGCCCTTTTATATTTTTCAAGCATTATTACCTTTGCTTAATAGTTGATTGATTGATACCTCTTCCTCCTTCCACATACGCCACTTGTACTTCTTCCAAAGGTCTAGCAACTTCGCTAGTGTCTCCTTAATCTTCGGTTCAGGTACTCGCTCCGTACATCTTGGGCAGAATAGGTGGTTAGTTCTGCTCTTGCAGTTGGACATCCACCATGCGGTGTCCTCATCCAGCTTGCCACAAAAGCAAGGAAGGTTACCATTGTCTCCCTTCTTATAGCCAAGTTCATCGAACCTAGCCATAATCTGTTTATCCCTCTTGTTCCTCGCCTTCTCTTCTTCTGAGACGAAACGCTTTTTGCTCTTCGTACTCCACGATTTCTTGGAGTTGTCCGATTGTTGATAAGGCATTGTATATAAGATGTCTTGTTTCGATAAGGTTTTCCTCCCTGATCTGATCAAGGGCAAGGTCAAGATGTTTTTCTACTATCCGTAATCTATTGTTTAGTCTTGAGTCTATCATTGAATCCTTTTGACTATCTCATCCACGCTCTCAAAGTTCTCATAGTGGCACTTGTCATAGATATTGCACCACATAGGGGAACAGAGGGCGTGTGACCTGTTTAAAGGCCAGTAGTCATTATCAATTCTACTGTTTAGTTCAGTAAGCAATTTGTATGCCATAAACAAATCTTCTGATGTTAATTCTGTTTTTAAGAAAACAGGAGGATGGTCTGGTATGATGAGATGGTTCTCAAATGCTGGTATGTCCGTCAGGTTCCTCTTCTGCATTATTACTAATGCATAAAGTGCGCCTTGCATGATCCATTCACGCTTGGCCTTCTTAGAGGGTTTTGACTGTCGCTTAATGTCTATGATAAGGGGCAAATTCTGCCTCTCGGCAAGAATGTCCATGTAGCCTGTAGTTCGTCTGGTGTGACCGTCAAAGATAATATTGAAAAAGTGCTGTGTTTCCAATGGCTTATAGTTTATCCAGCCCATGTAGTCCTCGACTGCCTTAACGTGTGAGTCCATAGACTGTGTCAACTTAACGAAGTCCTCATAACCTAAGTCTTTTTCCATGTCACTAAGTTTTTGCTCCATGTCTTTACGAATGTTGGAACCTTGAATACCTGTCA